CCCGCTCAAACCGTAGCCAGCACGCTCCTCGAATTCTCTTGGATTGCTTTGCCCGACGATGTCGCAGATGCCGGGTGTCAAGATCCCGCCGATCTTGATCTTATTCTCGGGGTCCTTGAGCGGTGACCAGACAGTCAGGTTAGCCATTGGCAGCCCCCAACTGATAGTTAGCGGTGCGCAGTGCCTTCACGATCTCCGCGACGAAATCCTCCGCCTGCTCCTCCGCTGACTCACCCTGGCTGTTTACGTTGACAGCTCCGATGTTGATTATCACACCACTGCCGCCAGCAGCGGCACCAGCAGCCGTGCCCGCCTTCTGTGCCGCAGCTCCCGGCTGCTGGCCCGGCTCGACCATCTGATTGATCGACTGGTTTACTTCCGGCGTCGACGCATCGATGCCTTTCTGCAGTCCATCGCCGATGTCTTCACCATAGCCCGCGAACACGGTGGACGGCGAGTGCGCTCCGATCGCCGATGCGAAAGCACCCGCGATCGATTTGCCCAATCCTTTGAACCAGTCGACGGCGCCATCAGCGAAGCTCGTGATACCGGCCCAGATCGCCTTGCCGAGGTCGCTCCAGTCGATCTCTTTCCACAGGGCGTATAGCTGCGTGACTATCTCGTAGAGGCCCCAAATCGCCGCACCAGCGAGTAGAAAAGGCCACGTCACCGCAAGCACTTCCACAGCGAGTGCACCCATTGCCGTGACCTGTGCCCACACCGCAGGCAATGCCGCCCACAGGGATGTAGCGAGCCCGGCGATGCCCTTCACGGCGGAGGCGATGCCCTGCTTGCCCAGCGTGATCAGCTCCGCACCGAACGCTGCCACGGCCTTCACACCATCCTTGATGAACGCACTGATCAAACCAGCGAGCTCCCCGACGGTCATCGACTTCATCGCGGCGCTAGCGTTCTTGATCGCGGGGATCGCGTCCTTCACGAAGGAGGCGACAAAACTTCCGACAGCGGGAACGGCGGAGGTCAGCAGGGACACAACCATCTCGCCTACAGCGACGATGAACGTTCCGGTGATCTCGAGGGCGGCTGCGCCAACCTTTGCTATGAGCACCACGAACGCACCCGCGAGCAGGTAGACCGCGCCCTTGCCAGCCTTGAGCGCTTCCTCGGAGAGGTCCATCGAATCCGGCAAAACTTCGCCGAACGTCTCTTTGGCCCAGATCGCTATATCGAGGCCGGCGATTATCAGGTCTTGACCGGCGAGGATCATGCCCTGAAAAAACTTCTTGATGAGCGGCCATGCCTTGGTCATGGCGTTGATGAGCGGCTGCACGATGCCGGCCAGCACCATCTTGAGGAAACGGCCAGAGGCCGTGGCCTGTGAGAACAAAGCGTTGAACTCAGCCTTCACCTTCAGCAGCGGCGCGATCTTGATGCTGCCTGTCAGTGCGGCGTAACTCTCTTGCAGCTTCTTCGCCTGCACCTCGGAGGCCAGCATTTGCCGCTGTGCGAGCCCGCCCAGCTGGTTATGAACGTTCTGAGCGAACTTCTTTACGTCGCCGCCGGTGCGGTTGATGGCCTCCGCATAGCCAATCCACATCTGCGCCTGAGCTTCGCCCTGCGTGGATGTCTTGATGGCAGCGGCCCCGAGCGCCGCCTCCAGGTTCGAGCCGCGCAGCCCGGCCTGGTAAAGGCTCTGCGCCAAGCCTGCCACCTGGTCACGGCCGAGCGCCGATGAAGCCGCGACCTTATCGATCGACGCTTGCAGGTCTTCCGCTTTGTCAGCGGCTAGGCCGTAGTAGTTGGGGATCTTGGTCAATCCCTCAAGACGCAGCAGTTCGTTCCGACGGACCTCCGCTTGCGCAGTGGCGTAGTCGTAGAGGCTCTTGGTAGCCCCGATCGTTTTGGCAATGAGAATGCCGATACCAGCGGCAAGCGCTATCGTCGCTGCTCGCACCGGGTTGCCGGCGACGATCGAGAACAGCTTGGTCAGACCATTCGAGAGGGCGCCGAGCGGGCCTCCCATCTGGTTGGTCGTTTTCAGCAAGTCACGGAACTTGTCTTCCATGGTCTTGACGACCTTGCCGGTCTTGGTGAAGGTGCCGCCTAGCTCTAGATATTTCGAGCGGGACTCAGCGATGCTCTGCTTGCGGTCATCGATGGCCTTCTGCAGCTTGCGGTACTGGTCGATATCAACGACCGTCGACCCTTGCAGCTGCTTCATGGCCTTCTGCATCTGGCCAAGCGCAGCTTCATCCGCCTTGATGGCGGTCTCTAGGTCGCCGAGTGCGTCGACTGCCTTAGCGGAGCCCGCGACTAGACCACTGGTGTCCAGGGCGACGCCTAACACTATCTGGTCTGATGAAGCCACCGGTCACTCCTTCCCGAGCCGTTTGATAACTACAGTGAGAAACTCCTCGACCCGTGCTGCGCCCAACATGGCGAGCGCTTCATCCTCATCACCCCGTGAGGCACTTCCGAATGCCGCTAGTAGCGCCCTGGCTCGTAGGCCAGGGCTCGTGCGTGCCTCCGCAACTAGCTGCCTTATTTTTCGGTAGCTTCATCCTCCTGCACGCCAGCGAGCGCCATCATCGCGTTACTGATGCGCCCCTGCACCGCAGGCTGGCGGTTGAGAATCCTGTCAAGCGTATCTTGGTCGGGCCACACAACGGTGGAGCGGACAAGCTTCTCCATCTCCTCTTGCTTGCGCTGAGGCGTGGTCTTGTCAGAGCCGAGCCGAGCCTGGAGCGCTCGAAACAGAATAGCGTCAGGTCGTTTGACAATGATGTCGCCCGACTCACAGCTGATGATGCGAAGGAAGTCAGGCTCTGGGCCGTGCTCCTCCTCCGCCTTATCGAGGGCTTCTGCGAGGGCCACCTTCCGCGGAACCTCCGCTTCCAGCTTCTTAATTGCGGCGGCCTTCGCGCGCTCTTGTTTTCGTGCCTGCAGCTCAAGTAGACGCTGCTGCGGATCTTTATTCTTATCCATCTACTAATCTCCGTTAGCCGGGGAAGCCACCACTCGAATCAAACAGCGTGCCGCCGTTTCGAGTGATGTACATCGTGCTCAGCGTTAGCTCGGCCAGCGCTTCATCGGTCGACTGTTCGATCGAGTGTGAGACACCGATGATCCGGTTCTTCACCAGCACGATGTGCATGGGCCTCGATGCTAGGTCAGGCGTCGGCTCCACGTACTGCACGTCTACGTCGAACTCGGCGAAGCCGTAGCTCTTGCCGTCCGGCGACTTCGCAATGAGATACCCCTGGAAGTCGGCCCACGAGCTCACACGCATCGTGATCTTCGAATCGTCGCAGGAATATTTACCTGCCGTTCTGGCAAGGGGTGCAAAGTGCCGCCCTTGGCCGTAACCCAAACCGACCTCTACCTTATCTGAAAATGTCACACTCTGCAGGCCAGTGAAACGCTGGCCATCGAACTTGATGACCATGGAGTTCCAGGTATAGGCGTTCCCGTTAATTCTCTGTACGTCAGGCATTTTCCCCCCTTAGACGCTCGGTTGCGGCGTCTGGAACGCCAGGTCCACTTCGATAAATTTCGGATATCCAAGCGGGCGAATCCGAGCCGTCGCGTGAATGGTCTGCGTCACGAGTAAATTGTCATCTCGCGACAGAACGCACTGGACTGCCGATGCGGACGGCTCTGCCAAGAGCTGGGTGGCCATCGCATTGGTGGCTCCAACTTCCATCTCCTTGAGGTCCTGCTCGGCGACCGTGCCGTTAGGATTTGTCAAGACGCCGACACTCAGGCGGAAATCAAAGAAGCGCTGCAGCGCAGCGGCCCCGATGTTCATCACCCGGCGCAGATGGACGTACTGAAAATCTGATGAACTGTCAGAGTGAATTCTCGCGTTATTGATATAAATTCCCTGATAGCTCGACCACGTGCGCAACGTGGTGAACATGCCATCGTCGAGGCCCGGATTTTGAGTCTCATCGTGGCACCGGTCGATCGGGTTGCCGTTGTCGTCGTACAGAATGATCGGAACGGTGCCGTTCACGATCGCCGCTGCGTCGAGGTGAGGTGCCAAGCTGTTGTAGAACGCAGGCACTCCAAAGTTGATCGGCCGCAGATACACACGGGCCGATATGCTCGACACCATAAGACCGGCACCCGCCTCCAGGTCGCCATACACAACGTTGGTTGAGGCGAACGACGTGGTCATCGCCGAGATGTATGTGCTCGGTGACTCGCCAACATTCGGCACTCGGGTGTTCGCGGCGTACATGCGGAACTTGCCACCAGCGGCCATCGCCACGAACTTCTGCTCGATCGCTGTCACATCGCTCGCCGTGACCGGGCCGATGATGTTCGCGATCTGCCAGTTCGCAGTCGATGAGCGCAGCCCATCAAGCGCCGCCGCTAGTTCGGTCGAATTCCACTTAGGCGCCTTAGTGGAGACTGCGACCGTATCGCCCGCGAGCAAAGTGCCAGCGGCGAAAGCGATGGTGACACCGGCCTCCACAAACTCATAGGAGGTATCAGTACCGAGCGCGGTCTCCGCACTCATAGTGCGGCCACCATCTAGACTCGTTTGCACCTTGATGCCGGCCGTGCCTATCGTGCCGCCCACCGTTACCAGCAGGAACAGATCGAGGTCATCGATGGGCGCCGCACCACTAGCAACCGTCGCGACGCTGGTACCATCACCCGTTTGTTCGAGCGTGCCCGTGGTGCCGGCCGTGCTTGTGGCAGTCTTTACACAGACCACCGGATTGCCGTACAGCTCTAGTGCGTGCGACGCAGCTTCGACCAGAGGCCCATCGCCGAGCCCTTCGCGCAGCGCTCGGATAGAACCAAACACTGCCGGTTGATTGTCAGTACCCAGCGTGCAAGGGCCTACCATCGCCAGCAGCGCACTCGCTGAGGGGGCCTGGATGCCTAGCGCTCGAGATTGAATCGAAATTGAGGTTTTTGGTTGCATAGCGCAAGCGCCCCTTACTGTTGATTCGCAAAGATAGTTTCGTGGACGGCGGAGCCGTCGATCGTGAGGTCGATCTCGCCCTCCGGATATGTGAGGTCCGCGAAGCCACCGTCCGGCGGAATATCCATCACCGCTGCCTGACAGTAGAACCGCGCCAAGATCGCCGTGCCGTAACGAACGAAGTCTCGCTCGCCCGCCCTGACATACTCCTGCCCGAGCAGCTGAAACATGCCGGGGTTAGTCAGCTGCATCGCTCGCAAGAGCTGGTCGTAGAGAAGCCGCGTGACCTTCCAGGCCAGCAGCTCATCGGTCGGGTCTTGCTCGGACCCGTAGCCCGAGACGATGCAGTGGTAGTGCTCGTTGAGAGTGAACAGCGGACGCGGGATAGTCCCGACGTGCATCGCTCCAACGATGTCCCCGAGCGAACCGTTAGGATCGCCCGGCACCCACACAATGCGTGGACCCGTCTGATGCGCGGCTGCTTTATTCCAGCCGAACGCGAGCTCACAGTTGAGCTTGTCGGCACGAAACTGCTTGCCGCAGTCGTAGTACATCTTCTCGAGCGCAAGGATGTCGGTCATCCCTTCGACCCCTTGACCTGGTCGTTGAAGGTTTCGCGAATGACCTTGAAGATCGCGTCGCGGACCTTCGGCGGCAGAGGCTTTCCCTTTTCGGGAATGACCTGCCGAACAACGTTGCCCCTGATCCAGCCGCGGTGATGCCTCGCTTCCGGCGCCACGAGCTTGAAGAAGATCTTGGTTCCAACAGTCGTTGTCGAGAGTGCCTTGGCGGCATTGACCATCGCCTGTTGGCCCTTACGAGGGCCGGTCTGGACTGGCAGCCAGGGCTCACCGTAAGGATCGGTGCCGGCGTTGATCGTCTTGACCATCTCGGCTTCCGCTGCTTTCGCAGCAGCCGGGATGTGCTCTTTCACAGCGTCGGGAAGCTCGACAAACCGCTTGGCGAGATTGTCCAACTCCTTCATGCCCGTGAAACGGCCTAGACCCCCAAAGCCTTGTCCGGTCGCTCCGCTCTTACTAGTGCGGCCCGACCTCATGTGATCGTGCCCCCGCCGTTGCGGTCTTCCGTTCGGCCACGCCGGTACTGATCACGCTTCCAAACGTACGGACTGGACTGCGTGTAGCTACGGGTGGTCCGGTGGTGAATACCGGTCGCCTCCGTGTCAGCACGAAGCGGGAGCTCGAACAGGCCGGTCTCCGCGTTAGCGGCCTCGGCCAGTTCCGTGATCGCAGTGTTGTAAAGGTCTCGGTAGACCTGAGCGTCGAGGTCGGTTGGGTTAAAACCGCGTTTTAACCACACGTCCAGCGTAACCAGCTGGACTACCCAACGGATGACTGCTATAGGATAGGGGAGCTTGAACGGAGTCGCGTACCGTTTGAACAGCCGAGAATCGATGTAACTTGACTGGTCCTGCAGGCACGCGTCGACATAGCCCGGCGATGCCTGCTCTGCCTGATTGACATATTCAATCGGCAAGCGGGTGCGGACCCGGAATTCGTCGAGCGTAAGGTATTGCAAGACCAGCCCCCATCAAGTCGGTGAGAACCGGTGCAACAGGTACGGGTGCATGCTCATGAGAGCTTGCCGGCCCGTGTAGACCCACTCCCACTGATTAAGAATCGCCATCCAGGCGTCATTTCCCATGCTGTTCTCGAACAGATGGAAGGGCTCACGGTTCGAGAGAACGAACGGAGCGTGAGGGCCGCTGTACTCCGCGAGGATGTAGTAAGCGGTGTCAGACCCGTTCACGGAGTCAAAGTCTGTGCCGAGCTCGACCGCCTCAAGAGGCCGACCGAATCCGAGCGCCTGACTAAGCATCGAGACGTCCTGCGTACCGCCGCCGCCGCCGATAGATGAGCCGGGCGCGTACTGCGCTTGAATCACCTGCACGAGGCGGGGGTATAGAGGCGACGGCGCCAAGATGGCCTTCACCTTGAGATTGCGGGGCTTACCCGAGGGGTCCTTCAAGACCTTGATCTTCTGGCGTGCCGCCGAGAGATTCGCGATCGCAACATCCAGACTTACGGTCTTTGAGATGTCGTATCCGGTCCCGACGTACCGATTGGCGTAAACTCCGGCAACCGTGTCGCGACCGTTAACTGGGTGCTGTGTTGAGAAATACTGCAACCCATCGTATGCCATCGTGGTGTCAGAAGCCGCCGCACCCCGGTTGATACCGTCAGCCAGGAGGCGCTGTGGGTTATAGAGTCCATCTTGTGTGATGTCTCGTACCCAGTCCGTCGCGGCTTGAATTCTGTTAGAATCCAAATCAGTCAAGTCGGCATTCGTAAGTGCGAACGCCTCGTTGTAGTGACGGTGGATGACACTGTGCTTGAGGTACTGGCGCGTGTCGTACGCGACCTGTTGACCTCGAACACCTGCATCCTGCAGTTTCGCCGCCTGCAAGGCGAAGGTATAGATGTCCTCTAAACCGCGCCCCATCTCTTCTTGGGCGACTTCTCTCCACCAGAGCTCGGCTCTATTTTGGTTTAGAGTGTCGGTCGCTATGGACATGATGGAGTCCCGGACCGTTGAGGTAATTACTGGACTTACGAACATTGGCATTTTGGCTCTAAGCTCCTAAGCTCAGCTGGTGAATGAGAGTTGGGCGCCCACGGCGACCTGGACTCGTGTCGGTGTGACCTGCACCGCGAAGCCCAGTACGCATGTACCCGCCAACGCTACGGACGATCCGTCCTTCACGTGGACTGTGGTGAACGGGAACAAGACTGACCCGCCGTCGTTCACGAAAGTGTAGAGATGCATCGGTCGAAAGAACTCGACCTCGACCTTATGGATGCCATCACCTACATAATCGAAGGCGCTGAAACCAACCGGCACGGTCGTTGCCGATGCTGAGGTGGCCGCGACCAAGAATCCAGTAGCCGGGTCGCCTAGCAATAGGTCGCCCTGCTTGACGCTCACGGTATCCGTAAGGATGAACGCGTGGGTCTTAGAGATCGTCGGGTTTGGGAATGAGAAAATCGACATGTCAGTTGCCCTCGCTTGGAACGAAGTCTTCGGGCACGTCGAAATAGAGACGGCCGTTTATCATTCGAGTCGCAGTCTTCTTCGGCACATTGCGCCGTAGCTGCCGCTCGATATGGTCCTTGAGCTGCGGATTGATGCTGCTCGGGATCTTGGAAGCACCCTTCGCAGGCGTGCCCTCTGCACTGGTAACCGTAGTCACCGGCGGGACGCGGCCCGGCTTGGGTAGCGCCGAGACAATCTTCTGGACGTCGCTCAACGGCTTGCCGCGAAGCGCATCCTGGAGTGCCTTGGGCTGGCCCTTGAGCAACATGGACACCTTCTCGGCGTCACGGTCATGCTCAACTTTGGCGAGACGCTCAGTCACCGTGGACAGCTGCGCCGCCAGGTCCTGCGCAGTCTCAGCACTCACCTGATGCGTGGCTGCAGCGGCCTTTTTGAACGGCTTAGCTTCATCGCCGTCGGGCTCATCGTCGGACTTGTCATCAGACTTGTCCTCCGCCTTGGGCTCCTCTTTCTCGTCTTCGGCCTTGGGGTCTTCGCTCTCATCCTCAGCCGTCATCGCGGCGAGCATTTTGAGCGCCCCGGCCTGCTCGCCGGGATCCTCACTCGCAGCCGCAAGCTGGAGCGCCGCTACTATTTCAGACATTTTCATGGTGATTCCTATTGCTCCAGTTGCTAGCGATGCGACCACCGCATCAAAGCTCATGGCACGGTCCGCCAGCCTCACCTGTAAGGCTGCTGGACCTGTAAAGACGCCGGCCTCGTAGCCAGCGACTATATCGATAGATAGTGCGCGTCTCTCCGAGACCCACTCTATGAAGGGCTGAGCGAGCCCAGCGATTAGCTGCAAGCTCGACTCATATTCGGCATCACTCATCTTGAGTTCTGGACGCCCGTATGCTTTCTTATTTCCGCTGGTGATGAAGAACGTGGCGTAGCCGCGAGCCGCCTCTGCCTGACTCGCATCAAGTCGCGGCTCAATCACTCCGATACTGCCGACCACCGTCGAGGTGGCCAAGATGATAGAGTCGGCGGCACACGCCAACGCGTAGGCTGCACTACACCCGTCGCCCTCTATGAACGCGACCAACGGCTTGCCGGCCTCCAAGGCATCCGCCCTGATTGCTCGGGCCATGTCTAGACATCCATACAAGGCGCCGCCCGGACTATTTATCCTAAGCATCACAGCCCGGCTGCTCGGGGCCGTCAACGCCTCCTGCACCCGCTCGCGGATCGCTGCGTAGTCATCACAGTCGGGGTCTGGCTCCTGTGAGAGTGGCCCCTTCACGGAGACGATCTGGACTGCGCCATCGGCCTCTTGAGTGTTGGCCCTGGAGATAGGGGCAACGAAGAACTCAAATAGAGCGGACGGGCGGATCGCGAGTGGACCGCTGCGCTCAAATCTAAACTGGCGTGGCGTGGTCATTCGGCCGCCTCCTCAAGCGGAGTGGTCTCATCAAGGGCGACCTCGAACGAGACTTCATCGTAAGGGTCTTCCTCGGGGACCGGGACCGGCAGCTGCAGCGGTGCTGACTGTTGATCGTCTGGCACACCGTCGTTGTTCTGGTCGCCGGCGATCGGGATGTTGAACTTTGAACAGAGGGCCGCGACGTCTAGCTGCATGCGTTGCGGTGCAAGAGCCTGCGTGAGGTTCGTGATGGCCGTGGCCACCTGTGTGAATACTTGAGCTTCGTTGTTGAGCTCGGCCGGCGGCGTCGTGATGTACTCACGGGTCACGGCGCGGTCGCCCATCCCCATCGATTCTAGAATCAGCGGGAGGATCTGGTAGTTCTCTACATAGGCCAGGGCGTTAGCGTCGGCCTGGATTAGGTCGCCACGGATGGCCCGGAACAAGCTGGCGTTTTGAAATCCGCTTCCGCCGTCAGCAACGACCGTGTTCCCGCTGATCAGATAGATGACCTGTTCGGCCATCTCTTTGATGGTTGCGGAGAAGCTCTGGTAGCCGATCCCGTTACTCTGCAGGATGGAGGCTTCAATGCCGTTAGGCAGCAAGAAGACGCTGTTCACACCCCATGCGGCGAGATCTTGGAATGCCTTGTTGTCGAGCGTTACGTCCGACCCCACTGGGGTCTTCGCGACAATCGCGGGGTTCGCCAGCTTCGACTCCCACGCCGAGCGGTAGTTCAACGCGTAGAGCGCAACGATGTAACTGCGGACCAGCGCCTGCCAGATCCCACGGCGCCACGGTGCGGTGCGGCCCGCAGTGTAAAGAACGAAGGCGGAGCTACGGTTGTCCGGCCACACGCCGGGGTCGACCACGATGGGGCCGGCCAGCGAGTTATAGACCCACACGCCCGTGTCGACTCTATACTGCAGCCCGACAGGGTCCAAGTATCTAAAGAGCGGAAGGCCGCTCGTGCTGGGCTGCAGCTCGCCGATCGCAACCCCGAGCTTGATGGCGTCTTCCGCAAATCTAGAAAGCTCCGTGGGCGGAACAAGATAGTCGTACAGAGACATCACGTTGCCAACGGCAGGGTCCAGCCCCTGTATGACCCCGCTCTTTAGAATCGAGACCGCCTGTGGATCTCCATTCCACTTCACAGGCAGACGTGTTAGACCGGAGGTCCGGGTCGCCATCAGACCCTTGATCACCGCGTCTTGATCACACGCCTGCAGCAGCTGCGCCGCCTCACCGATCATGCCGGTGTCCGCCGCCAAGATGGCAGCGTCCAGGTCGTCCATATACGGAGTGACCGGAGTCGCACCGGGCCGGCGAAGCTGGCCGCCCTGGTACATCCGGGTCCGCTTGACCATCGGATCGTTCAGGTCACGGGCACTAGTCCGCTGCGCCTGGCCCGCATCATAAATGGGGCGAGAGCGGAACCAATCACGGATACTAGTGAGGGGATTCGCCATCGTGCGGACGGTGTCCGTCACAGATAGATGGCTATAACTAGATTAGCGCCGACGGTTTCCGTAAGGCGAGATAGCTCCGCGACCGTCCCGTTGCTGCGGAGGCGGACGGCGCATACTCGACTGAAACGCCGGTCGCTGCTGGCCCGGCGAGGGATCCCTTGCGCCATCGGATGGCTTGGGGCCATCGCACCAATCAGTGTTAGGCGCCTGCCAACAGGCCAGGGCGATACTGTCCATCCTGTCTGGACTTCTAGATATCGCGCTCTTGATATGGTCCTTCGGGATGAGCACGAGCTTGCCCGTGGCGTTCGACTCGAACTCCACCTCCGCCAGCTCCTCCTCCAACATCGGGTCGTCTGGCAGTCCGCCGCCGTCCCGGACGAACTTTTCTAGGTTGCCGAACAACTCGTCACGGTGCCGGTTGTAGACAGCGATCTGCCGCTTGGGCCGGTCAGACTCTCGGATACTCCAGAGATTGAAGGCCCGCGGGTTGTGGTGAAGGTAGACCTTCAACGCTTCGCCCACGATGAAGCCAGCGGTGCCCTGTCTGTCAATATTGACCACGGGGACTTCGCCACGCATCGCATGGGTATCGATGAGCGCCAACAGGCGTTCCAAGAGCGCCTGCTCGTTGAGGTTGTTCACGGAGTCGAGCTCAAGCCACCGCAGTCCACGCCGGACGGCGAAGCAGGAGTCATCGTGCCGGCCATCTCGAGCGCTTGAGAGGGCGACGTCCATTCCGATATGAAGGAGGCCAACGGCCGGCGCCGTGGGGTTACGGGCTACCGCCGCCGTATAGACATCATGAGAAAAGGGCCGCTTCTGGACTTGTGTAGCGAAGTCGCCCTTGATGTGCACAGCGACGTGAGCGGAGTCCGGACCGTGCTCCTCTATTTCAGAGATGACCCACTGGTAACTCGCTAGACCGGGGATGACCTCACGCTGTAGCTGGTAGTTCGGAGTCTCAGTCGAGGCGATCTGGAGCTGATGCCACGTTCCCATTTTGAACGTGCGGGCGAAGTATCCAACCGACTTGGTAGGGTTACCGCAGAGCAGCAGCGCTCCGCCGCCCGCGAGCATGCCGGTCAAAGCTGAGAATACGGAGTCGTCTAGACCACTGCACTCATCGGCCAAGATGAGACATTCGGGCGACCCGAATCCTAGTAGGCCCTCGACCTTACGGGCTGTCTTACCGCGGACCCGCCTCGGGTACCGGGGGTCCGGCGACTTGATGCCACTCTTACTGGTCGCACCGCAGATCCCATCTATGATCGCCGAGTGCGGGCACGGTCGCTGCTGGTTCGGGTCCTGCTCGTTGCAGTCGGCGCAGAGACCTGACAACGCGTGAAGGCGCCGGACTTCGCTCCAGAGAATGCCGTCAAGCTGAGCGCTCGTGGCGCTAGTCAATAGGACATCGCCGCGAGCGAAGCTGCAGTAACGCCAGAGCGCAAGGATCGCTATAGATGTTGACTTACCCGTGCGGCGTCCCGAGCGACACGAAACTCTAGAGTGCTTCGTGACAGACTCTACAAGCTCGGACTGTCTAGACCAGCAGCGGAGGCCCAGCACATCATGGGCGAAGCCCACGGGGTCCTTCGCCCACCGGGTGTTAGGCCATGTGATGGTATTGGCACGGAGGCGCTCCGCGGATATAGACTGTGCCAAGTCCTCCGCGAAAGTGCGCAGTTCATACTCTTGCCGCTTGAGCCTTCCCACTAGACGGCCAGATCTGTGAGGGCTTGAATCAGCTGCTGACTACAGCGGTCACACTTGCCGCAGACCTCCGTGAGCGCGGTCCGGACCCGCAGCCACTCCGGGTGTGAGGCAACTATTTTGTCTTGACTTAGGAGGTGACGGATCTCCAGGTCATGGCGGAACTTGAGTACCGCGAGCTCACGGGCTACTAGTTCCGCTCTAGTTTTGCCTGTGAGGTCTGGCTCGGCGGCAGCCCCCCGGATCTCGCGTAGCAGCCTGTTAGCCGCCGCCAGATTGTCTAGACTGGCATCCGTGGCCAGGGCCTCGGGGACCTCCACGGCGGCCTCCGGGGGCGGTAGCGTCGCCGGGTCCTCCGGAGGTTGATCCCAAGAGTCAACAGGGATCGACAGTTCCTTACTAAGAATCTCGCGGGCATTCCGCCCCGGCTTCTTCTGGCCCCGGCGCCATTCCGAGATCGAAGCCCTCGCGAGCCCAGTTGCCTTAGCGATATTCCGTAGCGCACTCGGGACCGCGCACAACAGGCGCTGGCCTTCGCAAGTGATATTTTCATCTGCCACAAGGAGGCGGACAGATAAAAAGATCCTGTCCGCCTCCCTGCGCGGGCTAGGCTAAGTCAAGCAAAATCTCGCGCCGAAAGTTCCCTATCAGGGAAGTTTGGCGAGCGAGCTCGTGTTCAGTGCTCCAGTGTGGGATATGATGAGCTCGCACATATGGTACAATAGGGCGTGCCAACTACAGTGGGCAAGCGGCGTGCCAGCTATAACCCCTTGAGACGACTGCGAAATCCCGAGCCTGGAATATGTTTTCCAGATTTTCGCGAAAGAACAGACTCGGGCGTGCCGCCC